GCCCTTGCGCCGCTTCAGGTCCTGCAGCGGCATGTTGTACATGCCCCGGAACCCGGCGTCCTTGAAGATCGCCATCTCGGTGCCCTGGACGCCAGCGGTCGCCGCCGCCTTGGCCATCTCCTCCTCGCCGCCGCGCAGGTCGTCCCGGGTCTCGATGCGCAGCAGCGCAGCCTCGTCCAGCTTCTGCTGGATCAGCTGGTCGGCGATCGCCGCCAGCACCGCCTTCGCGTTCGCCACCTCGGGCTTGCGCGAGTCGGCGTTCATCGAGATCAGCAGGCAGGCGAACCGGCTCAGCTTGAAGGTCCGCACGACCTTGCCGCCCAGCTCGGCCTCGTGCGCCCGAAAGGCGTCCGTGACATCGATGCCGAGGCGGGCACAGGCGGCCTGGGCCCGCGTGATGACGTTCAGGAAGGACGGCCAGGACTCGTACCCGAGCCAGCCCATCAGCTCGTGCGCCAGCCAGTAGCGCTCGCCGTTCTGGCGGCTGGCCTCCTCGAAGGCTTGGATGTCGAACTGGGCCATGTCGATCGGCTCCCGGGAGGGGCGCTCGATCCTACCAGCGCCCCGCCACCCCCTAAGTCCGTTCAAATCGCGTTTAAACGGTCGCGGCGGGGTCCCGGCCGTACCTCGGCCGCCCTGAGGGCCCTCCGCGGGCTCCTGGGGCGTTCTGCGCGGTCGACCGGTTTCGGGCGTCACGGCGTCAGGTACGCCCGGACCACGGCATCCATCTGGGCGCGGTCCTCGTCGGACAGGCCGAGGAAGGGGCGGGGCGGCAGCCCGGGGTGGTTGACCCGCTTCCGCGGGCCTGGACCACCCGGCCAGGCGAGTGCCTGGCGGGACTTGGGCAGGATCACGAACGGGTCCGTGCCGAACTGGTGCCAGCTGGCCTGCTTGGCCGACGCCACGATCTGGACGAAGTCCGGCCCAACCTCGGATGCGATCTGGTCTCGCATGGTGCCCGTGTCCAGCAGCGGGCTTCCCTGGCGGGACTTGAGTGGCGCCCACGCGGTCCCATCGGGCGCCTTGCCCTCGGCGAACCGCCGCTGCGTGCTCTCGATCAGGATCTCGCCGAAGTCCGCCAGGACCGGTCGCAGGTCCTGCCCCAGATCGATCAACCGGCCGAACCAGGCCTTGACGTCGGCATCTTCCACTTCCACGTTGATGGTGACCATATTGACTGTCCGCCCTCACCTCTAGTGTTGTAATCTCACTTGGCGGCCGGTAGGACACCCATCAGGTAGGGGTGAGGCGCCCATAAAGCGCCGCAGACCGCGGGTTCGAGTCCCGCCCCGGCCGTGCTTTCATGGCAAGCGGCGCAGCACGCGCATGCCCGTAAAGCTCTCTGCCGGTCGTCTCTCCACCGTGACGAGCCACACCGCGCGAGCGGGCTGTTCAGCGCGCCGCTCGAACTGATCCGCCCGACACACGACTACGTCGTACTGCCCGCCGGGCACCGGCGTCGCGAACAGCAGCACCGCGTCGCCCCGGCTGATGTCGAGCACGACCAACGGTGCGCGCGCGATCCACTGAGGGAGGTTCTCCAACACCACGACGAGGGCGGCACGCACGTCCATGCGCCCGGCCCATTTCTCGCGCCTGAGCGCGTGAGCGAGCGTGCGATCCATCGCCGCGATCAGCGCTGTCTCCAGGACGATCGGCGTGAACAGGCGGTCATTCAGCGATCGCCCGGAGCCCAGCCGTTCGACGAGATCACTCGCGACGAATCCGATGGGCGTCGCGGTGCCTCGTGTCCTCGCGACGCCCTGAGCGGTATCCTGTGCCAACTGCCGCACGAAGCCCGGCCAGTCTACGAACCATTCGATTTGCCGCTGCTGCGCGTCCGCCAGCGCGATCTCCCGCCACACCGGCGGCAACGCCATCAGCTTCTCGCCGAACTTCGCGGCCGCCGGGAGCGATCGCGCCGCCTTGCCGACGTGATAGGCCCACTCCGGCGGCGGATCTCCGGCGCTGGCCGATGGCGGGCCATCCGCGCCAGCGTCTCCGCGCAGCGCTCGCAGCCGCTGCGCGGAAACGCCGGTCACCGTGCAGCGGCAACCCCAACCATTCGGCGGATAGTGCGTGTCCCACCACGGCTCGTCCGCGGCGATGATGCGCCCGTCCCAGGCCTGGTGTTCATGGCGCGGATTCTCGACCGTGTTGTGCTGGTACTTGAGGTACGGGAACTCGCGCAGCTGCTCCCACCGCCCAGCCATGTAGCTGGTGCGCAGGTTGGTCTGGTAGATGATCCTGGTGCGCCATGCACGGCCAGCCTCTGAGCCGGAGCCTGTCCACCCCTCCCACCGGCCGCGCACGATGTCCTCGAACCTGGCACCGAAGTCGGCGAGGGTCTCGCCGCGCGCGATGGCATCATCGATCGCTCGGCGCAGGTCCTCGAGCACATCAGCCCGCGCCAGGCCGGCCACCATGAAGCCATGAGCGTGATCGGCCCGCTGCAAGTCGTGCCCGCGCGCGCTGGGGACGTTCACCTTGCGACGGAAGAAGGCCACCTGCGCCGCGAACGGCGCGAAGGCCAGGCGGGCCTCAGGCATCGGCGTCGTCCATGGCGTCGCTCATCCCTGCGCGATGCGCCAGGCCGAAGCCCTGACCCAATAGATCGCCCAACTCCTCGATCGGCAGGCCGGTTTGCAGGTCTGCCAACCGAATCAGCAGATCCTCGAAGCTGCTGGCCTCCGCGACCTCGGTGCGGATGCGGTCGACCCACGCATCCGTCAGCGGCCCGGCGCGCCTGGCGATCGCGTCGACCAGGTTGTCGGTGTAGTCGGCAGCGCGAGCAGCTACAGCATTGGTGGCCCGATTCAGCGCCGGCCCGACCGGCGCGGCCGCGCCCGGCGGCGTGAGCACCTCGGCCTTCTCCGGCGGATCCGGCAGGCCCAGCTTGTCGCGGATGATCGACTGCTCGACCCGCAGCCCGAGGGGCACCAGCTTCTCCAGCGCGTCGATGATGAGCCGCGTGTCCTCGGGCTTCGGCACCACCACCCGCAGCCGCGGCAGCGCCGCGACCGGGCCGAAGTTCAGCGCCACGAATGGCGCCACCAGATGCCGTTGCAGCGTGTTCGAGAGCGCCCGGGCGTCGGCTTCCAGGATGTCCTGCCGCACCAGCTCGTGCACTCGCGCCTGCGCCAGGCTGGCGCCATCGTCGGCGGTCATCGTCTGGCCGATGACGCCCTTGCTGATTTGCTTGTCCCAGTAGGTCGCCAGCTTCTCGAAGAAGTCGCCGGCCCCGGCCACGTTGGCCGCCTGCTCGAACTTGATCTGGGTCGACTGCGGCACCACCGCCGCGGCGTCCGAACCGAGATTCGCGACAGCCGACATGAGCTTCCGGATGTCGTCCGGCTTGGCGTTCGGGCCGTAGGTGCCGACGCGCATCGGCATGCCGTAGATGTCCGCGAAGGCCATCCAGTCACGCCAGCTCCAGGCCTTGCACATGTAGGCGGGCGCCGCCAGACGGGCCAGACCGCCACGGATCGGCAACCCGGCGCGGATGCGCGGGCGGTGGACGATGAACTTGTACGGCGGCAGCGCGATGCCGTTGCCCGGGTCGGCGGCGTCCAGCAGCCGCAGCTCCTGCCCGGTGTCGCGGTCGAACCGGAACCACCGCGGGTCACGGGCGCGGAAGTGCGGCTGCCACGTCCGGCCCGAGCGATCCCAGACCAGTTCGCTGACGGCATAGCCCTTGCCGATCGCGTCGACCAGGTCGGCGACCATCTCGAGGAACTCGGCCTGCGCCACCAGCTCGCGCACGGCGTCCGCCAGGCGCACATCGGCAGGATCGTCGCTGGCCGATTCGACCATGACGTCGAGGCCCACGATGGCCAGCTTCCGGGTCCCGAGCACTGACGCGTAGTGGAGGTCCCGCTCCTCCATCTCCTCGGCGAGGGTCAGGTAGTCGTGCGCATCGCCTTCCGCGGCCGCCTGCAGCAACTGCGCCAGCTGCGCCGGCGTCAGGTTGCCGGCGACCGACGAGTGCCACACCTGCCGGATGCCGGAGACGCTCGGCGCGGAGATTTCCTCGCCCAGCACGTCCAGCTCGATCGGGTTCCCGTCCGGGCCGAGGATGCGGCTCTTCATCCCAACACTCCCTTGGTCTGGCGCCAGCCGGCGCCGAGGCGCACGGCGTGTTCGAAGCCGTCCGTCTGTCGATCGGTCGGCCGCACGCGGTGGTAGTCGATGGTCTCGACGTCCCGGCGGCTGGCGTAATGCATGAGGGCCACGGCGATGCCGGCGTCGCCGTGGCGCTGTCCGCCGTCGCTGCCGGTGGATTTGCGGTCCGGAACCCGCGCCACGCCGCGAATCATTCGGATGGCGCGCAGGTCATCGAGCAGGTCACGGTCGCGCGGCAGCGAGATCGCGTCGTCCTCGAACGCGGCCTTGAGCGGCGGCATCTGCTCCCGATACCAGGGCTCGGAGAGCATCACCAGCTCGACCACATCCCAGCCGTGGTCCTGCGCCAGGAACTCGGCCAGTGCGTGGCCATTGCCACGCGCATCGAGCGCCGCGCGGCGCAGGTTCGGCAGCCGGCCGAGCAGCCAGCTCACCACCTGGTGCTGCTGGCGGTGCGGCATGTTGCGCAGCTCGAGCACGAACGGCACCCGAAGCCGCAGCTGCTGGTCGATCTGCGCCGGCACGCACACGGTCAAGTCCCCGCTGCGCCCAAAGTCCTGGCCGTAGACACTCGGCGCATCCGCGTCGAGCGTCGCAATCAGCGGCGCGATCTCGTCGTCGATCCAGTCCTGGACCTGCGCTTCGCGATCAAAGTCGGCCAGCTGTTCGAAGCCCTTGGGGCAGGTGTAGCGCAGCACCGGCGCCTCGACCATGCGCGCCTGGATCAGCCCGGCCGACAGCCAGGCCCCGGAGCCCTGAGAGGGCACCACGTCCAGTTCCTCGGCCGCCGCCATGCCGTAGGTTCGGTAGATCGATTCCACCCATGCTGCCTCGGCGGTGGCATCCCAGGGCTTCCCCAGGCGCAGGCAGACGCGCTGGTACAGGCCCTGGCTGACGGCCTCGCGGAACTCGATCCGCTGCACCGAGCCCTGCCGGGCACCGCTTCGGATCTCGTTCACGAGGCCGTTGAACGGGTTTTCATCGCCGTTGTGGGTGCTGATCACCCGCACCCGGCCGCCCCAGATCAGCAGGGCGAGCGCGGCCTTCAGCAGCTCCTCGAGGTCCTGGTGGAAGGCCGCCTCGTCGATCACCACCACGCCCTGCTTGCCGCGCAGGTTCGCCGGCCGGCTCGACAGGGCCACGATCCGGAAGCCGCTCTGGGGGAACCGGATGGTGTAGGTCTTGATGTGCTTCTCGTCCTCGCCCTCGCCGTAGATCTCCTCGCCCGGCTCGATCTCGCCGGCGACCTGGTCGAAGGTGCGCGCCCACATGGCGCAGGCCTCGATGTACTCGATGGCCATATCCATGTTGTAGCCGATGTAGTAGACGTTCTGCCCACCATCGCTGCGGCGCTTGGCGGCGATCAGCACGTCGTCGGCCGCCTCGGCCCAGGTCAGGCCCGTGCGTCGGCTCTTCTCGATCACCTTGAGCTGCGCGTCGTCGGCCAGCCATGCCTGCTGGTACGGAAGCAGAACCGCCGGCAGCTCGCTGTCGGCGGTGTTCGGCAGCGCCTGGCGCAGCGCGTCGTTCACACGCGCACCCCGAGCAGCCGCTGCTTGATGACGCGCTCGGTGTCGGCCGAGATGCCGCCCTCGCGCACGATCTGCTTCAGCTGATCCTGCTGCTCGCGGATCAGCTTCGCCCGCGCCGCCGCCTCGATCTTCTCGGCCGTGCGCAGCGCCACCGCGCCGCTCTCGTTCGCCAGCTTGATGGTCTTGGCCAGCGTGTGCAGCTCCGACAGCTTGGCCTCGCGATCGTCGTCGCCGGCGATCTGGTGCGTGACCTGGTGCACCAGGCTCTGCAGGATCTCGACCAACGCGCGGCCCTGGTCACCCTCGGGCCTCTCGCCGATTTCCTGCACCAGGACGCGCGCTACCTCGCGGCTCTCCTTGATGCGCTGAAGCACGTCCGAGCGCTTGGCAAACCAGCGCCGAAGGGCTCGGCTGCTGGGCAACTGCTCCTCCGGCAGGTGCTCGGCCAGCTCGGAGCGAACGCCGTCGCTGGTGGCGGCCGGATCCACCGCACGCTTCTCGACGATGCGGCGGGCCTTGGGCGGCAGCTTGTCGACCACGCTCTTGCGGCCCATCAGGCGCTCCTGGCGTCGGTCGGCTCGGTCGAGCCGATCAGCTCGCGCCGCCGGGGTTCGGGCAGTTCCCGCCAGACGCGGGCGGCGAGCGTGCCCTCGTGCGGTGGCGCGGTGAGCTGACCATCGAGCAGCCGCTGCACGTTCTCGGCGGCGATCGCCATCGGCAGCAGGTAGTCCAGGTTCACGGGTTCGGCCGCATCACGCCGGGGTGCACGCGCTTGCCGCGGGCGGTCTCAAGACCCTCCGCGGTCAGCGTCAGCACGGTCACGCCCTTCGCCGGCTCGTCCCGGTCGACCAGCCGCTGGCTGACCAGGAACTCGGCATCCGCGCGCAGATCGGCCAGCGTCGTCGGCACCGCGAGGTCGTCCAGCGCGTTGTAGAGCGTGCCCAGGTTCAAGCGCCGCTCGGGCATGTCGGCCAGGATCAGCAGCATCATCAGCCGGCGCTCCTCGGCCACGCGCGTGGTGTAGGCCACGTTCATCCTTCCTTCTCCATGAGGTGTTGCTCCACGCGCTGCACGCGCGTGATCGCCTGGTTGGCATGGGCCTGCGTCTCGGCCACCTCGGCACCGATCTCGGCCAGCCCCTGCTGCATGTCGCGACCGAGCTGGCTGATCCGGCCGTGCAGCCGCTCGTAGTCGTTGCGCGTGACCATCGCGCCTTCCATGCGGGTGATGTGGACCATCACCTCCTGCAGCCGGCGGTGGATCTCGACCTCGAGCGCACGGTTGCCCACGTCCACCCGGTCGCTGCGTGACTCCTGCTCGGCGATGCGCCGTTCCAGCGCGCAGACTTGCCCCGCGAGGGGCCCGATCGCCGCCTTCACGGCATCCTCGATCTGCCGCGGCCTCACGAACCACGTGACCACATGGGCGGCGACCGCAATACCCACCAGCAGCACCATCAGCCAGTCGTGGTTCATGGCGCGCCCTCGGTCGCACATCCCGTGCAGTGCCGCGCGGCCGGCACCGCGCGCAAGCGCCCGCCCGGGATCTCGGCGCCGCATCGCCGGCAGTGCGTGGCCCCGCTGGCGATGCCCTGGAGCTGCGCCCGCGCTCGCACGGCGTCGATCGCGGACTCGCGTTCCATCTGGATCATCTCCTCGGCCCGGTCCAACTCATCGACCATCACCGGCCTCGATCGGCAGGCTGGCGATGGCGGCCTTGTCGGCATTGCACTCCGCCAGCCGCGCCAACGTGGCCTGGTGCCACGCATCCAGTTGCCGGTTGCACAGCACGGCATGGGCGTTCGCGTCGACGCAGCCGGGTGAGGGCCTCGGCGGCGCAGGCGTCGGCGCCGTCTGCGCCTCGGGCACCGGCACGTAGCGCACCGGCCCCGGCACTTCGATGATCTGCGGCTCAGCGAGCTCGATCGCTGGGCGCAGCGTCGAGCATCCCGTCGCTGCGAGCACGGCACACAGGCATATCACCCCACGCGCGGCATTCAGGGTCGCGTTCATAGATCCTCCGGATCGATTCGTCTCGCAGGCGGGTCGCCTCGGCGATGCGCTCCCGCTCGGCCTGTCTCAGTGCCACCGCGCGGGCCAACCGCGCCTCCAGGCGCTGGTGCTCGCCCCGGCAGTGGTGCAGCTCCTGTCCCAGCAGGCGCACGGTCTCGTTGACGCGGCCGTTGATCTGCTCGCAACCGAGGATCTCGGCGCGTCCACGCGCCTCGCTGGCCGCCAGCCGGGCGCCCAGGTCTGCTGCCAGCCGGGCCGACCCGCGGAACTGCAAGACGTTGCCGGCGATCGAGAGCGCCAGCAGCAGCGCCAGCACCAGGCAGCCCACGGCCAGCGCGCCCACCAGTTTCGCCCCGCCGGCGACGATCAGGCGCTCACCGAGCATCGACCGAATCCCAAACAGTCGCGCGGCGGGAGCAGCGCTTGGCCATTTCCAGCGCGGTGCCCACCAGCCGCTCCCGCTCCTCGGCGCATTGGCGCGCCGATGCGTTCACAGTCTCCAGCTCCGCATTGCACGCCGATTGCGCACGCGCTTGGGCCGCCAGCTCTCCAATCTGTCCCAGCGCGGCCAGCAGCACCACGCTCTGCACCAGCACGACCACGAACAGCACCAGCGAACAGATGCGCCAGGCCCTCGGCAACCAGCTCTGCGGCTCCCGCAGTCGGTGCCCGCCCGGAGAGTGGATCGCGGTCGAGGAAACCATCACACGCACACCCGCTGGCCCGGCCAACCGGCGCGCACGTAGGCGTCTTCCAGGCGCAGCAGGATCCGCCGCACGTATTCCCGGTTCTCATCGCGTGCCCAGGCGGCGCGGCGGGTATGCAGCTCGACGTGCCCGAACCATCGCTCCGGATCGGCCCCGGCGCTCTCTGCCAGCCGCCGATCGCGCCGCACCCACCCGCCGCCGCCGTTGTAGGCCGACAACGCGAAGGCCCACAGGTCGCACTCGCTGGCCGCCGGCTGCACCTGCCGCAACAGGTGTCGCATGTAGGTCACCTGCGCGCGGATCGCCCAATGAGGGTCCCAGGGGTCCGGCGGATGCAGGGCCGGATACGCCTGGGCGATCCACTCCGCCGTCGGCGGCGTGAACTGCGTCAGACCCTTCGCGAACGGGCTGCGGGCGTCCGGCCGCCAACCCGATTCCTGGTGGATCTGCGCCGCGAAGCGCGCCACCGGCGCAGTCAGGCCGAAGGCGCTGGTGACCTCGCGTTGCAGCTTGATCCGGTACGGCGCCGAATGCGCCGGGATGACCACGCGCGGCGCCGCGGCAGGTCTCTCGCCCGCGGCGGCCGCACTGGCGGTGCTGATCGCCAACCACGTCGCCGGCAGTCCCGTGTCACCGAGCGACGGCAAAGGCCGATCCGCCGGAACCCACGCGCTGCCGGCCGCGCCGGCCAGCAGTGTCGCCAGGAGGGCGACGAGCAGCGCCTTCACGGGGTGATTCCGGCAGCGAAGATCGCCGCGGCCAGCAGCAGCGCGCGGCGCTTCTGCGCCGTGCCGTGCGCGATGCCCTGCAGCATGTGCGGCCGGGCATACGGGAACGCGAGACGATCCACCCAGTACGCGAAGTACGTGTAGAACGCGGCCTTCGTGAGCAACCACAGCAGGATGCCGACCCGCTCGGGCGACAGGTGCGCCACGATCGGCATGGTGATGACGAAGATCAGCACCAGCGGCCAGCCGCGCACCTTGTCCGCGAACCAGTCCCGCGTGAAGGCGTGCGGCGCCGGCGGCTCCACCGCGGCCTGCTCTGCGGTTGGGTCGAGCTCGGCGGCTGGTGACACGGGTTCGGCAGCGCGTGCCGGCCGCGGCCGCAGCCACGCACGCGCCCTGTCACGGATCCCGCCGGCCCACCCAGCCAGCGTCGCGACCAGCAGCACACAGCATTCGCGCACGAACGAGTTCGCGCGGCGAACGACGGCACCGGGGGACCAAGAAGGGGAATCCATGCCTGCGCACCCTGCCAAGGACAGGGTTGTACGGTACTTCGCGCGCGCGCGAAGCGGGGACTAGCGGGCGCTAGCGCGACAGCTGGTCGGTAATGCGAGAAGGCGGTCGATCTTGCATCCCTGCGCTCTGGCAGCGTCGGATGACTTCGGAGGTCGTTGCAGGAATCGGCTCCGCGATCGAATACGCATCATCCTGCCAGCGGACCGGTGCGGCATACAGCTTCTGCCCAACGTACGCCCCATATCGGTTCTTGGCGTTCACCGCGTAGCAGACGCACTCGCCGTTGCCGATCGGGGGCCCAGAGTAGAGATCGACGCAGTCGAAGCGCCGCGAGGTCTGGTACTGGATCGGTGAGGTGGGATCGAACAAAGTCGCTGCAAGGTGCCGATCCACCGCCTGCGCCATCAACTCCGCCACATCGGGAGCGCGCTCCGCGTTGGCTGGTTCCTCGGCAGTGGCCAGCTCGTCGTAGCACGCAAGCCGCACCGAGTCATCAGCGACTTTCGCGCAATCTGCCAACGACGCAGACCACAGCCCGGCAACAAGGATTGTCAGAGGAGCCAGCATCTTCGTCTCCAGCAACGCCCGGGAGGATACAGCCGCCCCGTCTCGCCGGGGCCACGCCGCCGGATCACCCCGAGGAGAAGGGCACGAGGCTCCGGCTGCCGGTGTTACTCACCCCCACCGCCGGCTGGGGTCGTGCCGCCAGGAGCCGGCACCGCGTCCTCGAAGAGACGGCCTTGCATCCGCCTTACGGCCCGCCGCTTCTCGCGCGCCACGATCTGATAGATGCGGATCTCGTTCAGCCCGTACCGCTCCGCGATCTCATGCACGGGGAGCTGGTCGCTGAGCCGATAGATCAGCGCGTCGCGCACCGCCACGCGCAGGGACTCACCGCGGGGTAAATAGATGAAGCGGCCGCCGAGGTAGTCCGCGATCAGCAGCGTGCGTTCCATCGCATCGTCGGCCGCCGCCTGCGGCCTCATGCGCAGGACGCGCTCGTTGTAGGCGGCCAGCACCTCGACCAGCTCCCGCAGCGTCGCGGGCCAGCGTTCTTTCGGGGGCAAATCCGCATGATGCTCCTGCACCAGGTGCAGGACATCGCAGCTCGTCGGGTCCAGCAGCTCGTCTTGGCGTGGTTCAGTCACGTTCTACTCCCAGCAGTTCGCCGATCGCGGTCAGTGCGCTCGGCTTCGGTCCACGGGTCGCATTCGCCTCGGCGCGTACGCCACGGCGCAGCTGTTCCTCGCGCTCACGCAGGGCCGTCTCGGCGGCGCGTGATTCCGCGTCCGCCTGCTGTTGGGCCCCGGCCAACACCACTTCGAGCAGGTATCCATGGCCGTTCAACGGCAGCTTGAAGCCCGGCCGGCCGCGGCGCTCCACCAGGCCATCGAGGGCCTCCACCCACAGCGCGTGGGGCGCGGGCAACCGCCGCCCGTCGCGCGCCACGTACTGCCCCTGGATCAGCGGCGCCAGCTCGCGCGTCAGCCGCAGCAGCTTGCCCCAGCCGACCGCGCGCGAGGCATGGCGGAACAGCCCGAGGTAGCGCACGTAGGCACGCCCGACCGGCGCCGGCATCTCCGCCACCGCCGCGACCAGCGCGCGTGCGTCGTCGTCGGTGACCATCGCGTCCAGGCTCACCATTGCGTGGCAGCAGGGGCAAATGCCGCGAAGGCTCATGGCCGCGTCTCAGTGCCTCGTGGCTGATGGCCGCGCGGCCAGCTCAACCAGCGCAAAGCCGCCGAGCGCAGCCACGTGGCCGAGGGCCTCGGCGTCGAGGTAGCAGGTGATGCCACGGCCCTGGATGTCGATGCGCATCACGGCCATCAGGTCAGGCGCCGGTGCCGGCGCCGGTGCGGATCCGCGACGCCAGAGCATCGCCGTCCACCAGCCCACGAGGGCGCCGGAGCCCAGCGCCCAGAGCAGTAGCGTCACAGCCTCACCCGGCGACACGACGCGCCTCCTTGATCTGCGCCCGCAGCGCGCGCGCGTTGGCCACCGCGAGCTGCCGGCGCTCCTCGGCGCGGCGATCGCGCGCGTACTGCGCGTCGCTGCAATAGCGGGTGGGCTCTGGCGATCCGCACGCCTCGATGAGGCGCGCCGCCTCGGCATCGAGCGTGTCCAGCACCCACGTCACCGCCGATTCGGGGCTCGCGCCCTTGCGGCCAAGCGCCCCGGCGTACATCGCCGCGATGCGCTTCTCGAGCGACGAGAAAGCCAGGGCGATCTGCCGCAGGGCGCCGGGCAGCTCGTAGGCCCGCCGCGCGCGGCGACGGACGTCGGTCTCGAGTGCCGCGAGCACCTTGCGCTGCATCCCCGGCGTGCACCAGTCCAGCCGGTCCACGCCACACAGCCGCTGGGCCAGCGCGTCCCCGTACTCGACCGGCCGCCCGGCTTGACCCAGCCGCCAGCGGATACGCGCCAGCAGGTCGCTGTCCTGCACCCGCGCGCGCACATGGCGGCGATTCCTGAAGCCACGACGCTCGAACTCGGCGATCAGGTCCCGCCGCTCGCCGTCGTCCAGCGATGCCGCGCTCAGCACCCCATAGCGCTCGTTCAGCAGCATCCGGTAGTCGGCGTCGGCAAGGCCCAGCTGCTTCTTGGCCACGTGGATCACGGCCAGATCGGCGTTGCGCTCACCCATGGTGACCCCCTCCTAAACTGGCGGGATTGACTCGCTGATCGAGCGCCATGCAATACCTCGACCAAGCCGCTTTCGATGAGCACTTCGAAGGGATGACCGTCACGCTCATGGCGCCGCGTCGCCTCCTTCGAGAGCTCGCGCTAATCCGTAGAGCCATGCCGCCAGGGCCTTCCGTACGCCGACCCGCGACGATGGAG